TATTTCCTAGTGATTGTAACGCTATTGGATTTACATCTATTACAACATGATATAAGAATTTGACTTTAGGTGCAAGTCTAAAGTTATTGCGACGATACAAGTTTGAGGCGTGAGTAAAGTCACCCATTATACCTTTGTTGGTATCAAAATTAGTAAAGTTATCAAAGTTTCTATTTAACGGCATAAAGTATTTATCTTATATTTAAACAGCGCACATAACAAATAAGGAGCCCAGTGGGCTCCTTAGAAGTCAAGCAATCTCTTAGTTAGTATTAAAGAGCGGCAGCGCCTGTGGCACCTGTGCCTGTTTCAGTATTTCGATCTTGGAAGTTATTAGGCGTTCCAACACCTACGTTAAGTTGTACAGCATTGTCATATTGAATATTAAGAGCTACTGTCATTGCATCGTTTGCTGAGTAACTCATTGATCCGTAGTCAACACTTGTTAAATAGCAACCATATAGTTCCCAAGTTTCAAGTACAGCTGGAGTATTAGCGCCGTTACCACCGTCTAGTACTTCAATACGTTGTGTAAACTTATAGTCTTGTCCTGTAGCAGCACTAGACTGTTCAAAGAAATCAAACTGTTTCTGTAGTTGCTCACCTACTGAACGTTGTACGTTTCCGTTAACATCGTCACGTAAGTTCATTGTAACTGCTTGCCATTCGTGCTTGCCGGCCATATAAATTTTACTGTTGTAAACATCAATCGGTATTTGTTGGAATGATATATTTGGACGGGTTGCATCAATAACCTGTTTTGTTAATTCAGTTGTGTTGCCTGTAATACCAAAGTTTTCCAATGTTACTCGGAAACGGTATTGTAGTTTAGGCATTAGCAGACCCTGACTGCTTGCACTAGTATCGTTTGCTAACGGTACTGTTAAATTTAATAGAGTTGAGATTGCCATCTATGTTTCTCCTTATCACATGTATTTATCATTTGTAGGGGGATTTTATTTTCCCCCTACTTTAATGATTTATAATCCTGCGATTTCTCCTGTATTTTTGATACGCAATGGTATGTAGATAAACTCTACTGCTTTGACTGGTTCAATAGCAATATCTACATATAGTTCATTTCGATCAATTCTCGCTGGTGTGTTGTTTGATTCGTCGCACACAACTAAGAAGTCATATAGAGCTCTTAGTCCCACTAGTTCAACCATTAAACTTTCTACTTGTGCTTTGATTTCATCACGTGTGATTTTATCATTTGGTTCAAATAGATATGGTTTTGTCAACTGATTTAACTGACTACGTAAGTACACTACAAGTCTTGCAACATTAACTCTATCAAGAGCACTTGCATTTCTTGCACGAGTTTTTTGTCCAAATACAACTAGCCCTGCACCTGTTAAGAATGTAATAGGGTTAACGTTGTTTTGATACAATGTATCTCGCTGTCCTTCGTTTAGTGCTGATGCAACAAACTCGCCTTCGCTACTAATGTAACCTGTTGAAGTTGCGTTTGTAACTCCACCACGTCTTGTACCTGCTGGTGCAAACCATGGATAAGCAACTTGGTCATTTAGTGCAAAAGTACGTAGTACCATATGACTTGGAGGAACAACTACGTTGTTGCCTGCATTGTCACTAGTAAAGCCACTTGGGTAATAAACACCCATGTACTCATCTCTACTTACAAGTCCGTTGTCGTTATCTTCAACAACTGTATTAACGTTGGTTGCCCATTCGTTTAATGAAGTTGCATCTGGTGTTAAACGGAATGGTGAGTCACCAATAACAAATGCTGTTAAGCCTCTGTCATAGTTTAGTGTGATCATTTCTCCGATTAGCTCTGGATATCCTGGTGTTGACATCAAGTTAAAGATACGTGATTCGTTGTCGCGAATATCTTGGTTTTCGTTTAGCATTGCTTGTAGTTTTTGTACTACAACTTTACGCTGTGCTTTACGACCAAAACTGCCTGATCCATCTGCTTCGTTAGCTGATTCTGTAACCCAACGGTGTGGATAATATGCTGACATTGACTCGTCGTTAAAGCGTTCGTTGTCTGCTGCTAAATCTACATAGTTACGCTCAAAACGCTTAACATTAAATCCACTTCTGCGTAGATTCCATAGTATCATACCTTTTGGATATAGTGCTGGATCTGGACAATCTGTATCAACATAGTTACTAGTAATCATATCAGCAATATCGCCTTCAGTACTACTGTTTGCGCCTGCTGTGTTGTAACGTGCATCTGCAAATAGTACACCGTCTTCGGTTGTTTGATCTGTTGTATCAAGTTCAACCCAACTGTTTAGTGTATTATTCCAACGATAGATTCTTGGGAAGTTTTCTAAATCTGCTGTACTAACCCAAATATCGCCAGTTACAAGATTGCCACCATCTGAACGATCGCCATCAACTGGTTCGGATGCAGCAACGATTGGACCGTCTGCGTCTGGAGCATTTCCAGGTGTAGCATCGTAATATGGTGAATCGGTATTCAAATATCCAACCCACTTATCGCCATCGTGTACCATAATGTCAACTTCGTCAACAACACTACTATACCATAATGCGCCGTCAGCTGCAAGAGCAGTTGGAGCGTCATCACTTGCTGTATAAGTTAGTTCTTTCCAAAGTGTTGCAATATATGCACCTGACAACCCATTTGGACTATCATAAAAGTTTACAGTTCCTGCTTTTGTTGTATAGTTCCAAGCAGTAAATGCGTCAGCTAATGGTGTGTTTGCACCATCTACAAATCTAATGTCGCCGCCAATAGCATGTGATACTACAACTCTATTAGTTGAATCAACACTAGCAGTAACATTAGTTAATCCTGCTGTGTTAATAGCTGCTGCCATCAACTCTGCATCAGTTGTAGCGCCTGTTGCACTAAATGCAATAGTTGCGGGTGTACTTAATGTTGCACTTCCTTTTACTGTTTCACTAATGGTAAAATCATTAGTACCACTTGTAAATGTAGTGCTGTCGACTACACCACTAGTAATAGTTGTTGCGCCACTAGCATTACGTTTGAATAGAGTAAAGTTAGCTAGGTTTGTTGCATTTTCTGTAACATTTGCCATTGCATAAACATTAAGCGTTGTTAGGTTTGCACCTCCGCCTGTTTTATCTAAGCCAGCTAATGCTGCTGAGTTTGAAGTATAAATCGGTGTGCTTACTGCGTCCCATAGTTCAGTTGAACCATTCCATACTTTTGTTTTCCAATCTGCACCACTGTTTGGTGTAGTTGTTTTAACCCATACACTTCCTGTTGGACGTGATGCTGAATCTGCTGTTTTCCATTCTGGAACACTTGTGTGAGCAGTTGCTTGATGTGCTGGTGGATAATATGTTCCAGCAACAATGCCTGCATCAGTTAGTGGTGTTCCTGTACCGTTACCAAGAACGATATTTGAATGTGTTGCACCTGTGTTTTTAAATGCTAATCTGTTATCTACAGCTTCTGCTGTGATTCCAACTGCACCTAATGCTGTATTAATATCACTTACTGCTGAAGCAAGACTAGTTCCAGATAGTGAAACTGTTACACTTAGACCTTCTGCAGATCCAATAGTAATAGTATTACTTGCTGTAAATGTTGGTGTACCTGCTGTACCTGTTACTGAAGGCCAACTACCTTTCCAGTTTGCACTTCCTACTTCTACCCAAGCACCTTCTGTATTTTTATACCATGTACGGATAATAGTTGAAACAGCTACAACTGCATAATCGCCAATAGCGCCAACTGATTGTTTTGGAGCATAAGGTGACGAACCTGTTGTTTGTGTTGCATCAGTAATAACAGTTGGTGTTTTGTTAGTAAATGTTTGACCAACTTTGTTAGTTGCCGACTGCGCACTACCGTTCCATTCAAAGATACCAAACTTTGTTACTTGAGTATCTAACCAATAAGTACCATCTGCAGGATTTGCAGTAGTTGGTGTGGCACTAGCTGATATTGCTGTAAGGTCAATATCTGCTCTTACTACATATGCTCTATTGCTTACACCTAGGTATGAATATGCTGCTTGAAGTCCATATTCGTTTTGCTCTCCGCCATGAATAGGATTGTTATTAGCGTCTGTATAGAATGTAGGATCGCCAAATGTATCTACCAAATCTCGCTGCGATGTTAGTAGGTATGGTTTACCTGCATTGGCTTTTTGAGTTCCTGGTGCAATACCAGTTCCTGCGCCATTTAGTTTATTTTCGCCGGTTGCGACAAATATTATAGGTACTGTGCCTGGTTCTGCTGGAGTGTAAAAACTCTCATCAATAACGCTGACCTCTACACCTGGTGAAGTTAATGCCATTTTAATTTTCTCCTGTAAAGTATTTCACTTACAAGTATTTAGCAGATCACCGGTAAAAAAGGCGGTTTTTAGGGGTTAAGTATGTATATAACTCATTAGCTGTCTAATGTTAAACCAAAGATCATCCAACGTTCCATTGTTGTCTATAGTAAAATCTGACATCCATTGTTCTAGGCTCATGCTGTCTTTTGATTCAGGCATTAAGTATTTGCTACGATCAACCCAAATACAATAATCAAATACACCTGTGTTTTGCATTGCAAAAAATTCACGCTTGTTGCGTAGCCCACAATAGATATCATAGGCATTAAACATTTCTCTACCTAGAGTCGCTGCATCAGGAACATTATAATCGCAGATAGCATCATACCATTCTGCTCTGTGATTATGCCGGTCAGCATAACACTCTTCTTCATTAGTGTATCCATATTTGTCCTTTAGGTCATCATAGATGAATAACTTTGAGCAAAACTTTGAACTGCTTTCAAATGTATATCCGTATTCGTCACGCAGGATTTCGCATACGGTGTCTTTGCCATGTCTTCCATGGCCGATTACAAGTAACTTCTTTTTCATAATTTAAATGTAACATACTATTTACATTTTGTCAATATCCATTTTGCAAAAAGATCAGTCCAATCACTGTGTGCTTCTTCTAATGGATGATCAGATTCGTTTCCACGCTTGTAGTTATTTTTACTTGCCCAATCATAAAATCCGCCACCGTCTTCGTTGTGTACAAGATTTGGAAGATCTAATCTTGTAATCATGTCTTGGAAAAATACATTGTCTTGATTTAATAACTCTGGTTCTATATCTTTAAAAGCTGATGTGAAAAAGTATTTGATATTATGGTTTTCAAGCCAGTTTGTTAAGTATTCAAGTTGCTGCAATGGATAATACACATGATTATCGTGCGTGTCACGCCTAGCATAAAACTCTACATTTGTTCGTGTTAGATGTTCTGATGCCCACATTTGTCTTCTGCTGTACAACATTGCATTTGAATAACCTTTAGTTCTGCCGTCGCCGTCAGATGGCAACGAAGTTAAAAATCTATCTTCATGAGTTTTTATTTTTCTGCCTACAGGATATACACTAGGATATTCTCTACGTAAAATACTTGTCCACATTACAACTACAACAATATCTTCTGGCTTGTGTATCCTTAGATTGTGCCTAGTTTGATATATTATACGTCTAACTATACTGCCATAATCAGCACCTGGTGCAGCAGTATTATCAACTTTAGCATTAACAAACATCCTTTGTTGAAGCAAGTTAGGCCATGCTGTATAACTCAACTCATAACATATTCCCTTGTGTGGGCGATCCCAAGACTCATCGGCAAGCTCAGAGCCAGCAGTAAAACTACAACCCCCTGCTATTACTTTTTTGATGTTATTAAATCTGTTATCCAATTAAAAATCCGTAGCCAACACCACCTGCAACAGACATAGCCAAGTCGTTGTCAAGTTTTTCCATTTCTTGTTGAGCTTCAGATTTTAATGTATCGCCATTAAGTGTAGTGCCGCCGCCTGGTCCTGCAATAGTAGCAAACTTGCTGCGGGCTTCACCTAACATATATTTACAGTTGGCAAGAGTATATTCTTTAATCCACTGAAATGCTTTGTAGTCTTTGTATAACTCAAAGTCAGGTTTATGATTGTAACAATATAACAATACTTCTTCCTCTGCTCTCGGTCTTGTTAATATAGTTAGTTTTTTTGTACTAGTGTTCCAAACAAATTCGACATAACTACCAAACATTCTTCCTACTAGCTCTTGTTGTTGAGCAAAGAAATCGTATGTAGCAAGGCCACCAATGCCACTACCTGCTAACAAATATGTATTTGTATATGCAAGGTTAAATGGTTCAAATGTTGTACCACCACTATTGCCACCTAATCTACTGCCTACGCTACGTCTATGGACTTTACGTACTTCCATTATTTCGTTAGGTAATGTGTATGCATTTACATCTTCTGAAAGTGCAAGAGTAACATAACTTTCTTCAACGCTGTTTTCACTACGTTGTCTATATCGTGCAGTTGATTTGTCTAGTGCAGTTTCGTAGTGTATAGGATCTAATTCTACATCTACCATTCCACCGCCTAAGAATGCAGTTACGTAATCAAATACTTCTTGTTTTTGTGTTGTAAGTTCGGCCATAGTTTGTCTCCACTAGTATTTATGCTAAATATACATATGCCAAGACTTAGTTTATACAGACCCGAGAAAACAAAAGACTATTCCTTTATAGATAGTATTATCTATGAACAGTTTACCGTTGGAGGGACTGATTTTAATATTCACAAATATCTTGGTCCAAAGAATACATTAGAAGATGATGCAACAGCCGAACAACCTGTATATGATGTTGTAAAAGAAACTAACATACAGGATTTATTATTTCTTGAGAATAGAGATAGAAAGTATGATACTGATATATACACAATCAGAGGACACTATAATCTACAGGATCAAGACTTTGATTTAAGTCAGTTTGGATTATTTTTACAAAATGATACATTATTCATGACTATACATATTAATAGTAGTGTAAAAACATTAGGTAGAAAAATAATGGCAGGTGATGTAATAGAGCTTCCGCATATGGTAGACGAATATGCTGCTAATGACTATAGTGTTGCACTTAAAAGATTTTATGTAGTAGACGAAGTTACTAGAGCTGCTGAAGGATTCAGTCAAACTTGGTATCCGCACTTGTATAGATTACGTGCAAAGCAAATACTAGACTCACAAGAATACAAAGATATTTTAGATTTGCCTGCAGAAGAAGGCAGTGCTGATACACTTAGAGATGTACTTAGTACATACGAAAAAGAAATGCAAATCAATGAAGCTGTTATTGCACAAGCAGAAATAGATGTTCCGCTAAGTGGATATTCTACTATACAGTTCTACACACTGCAACTGTCAAGTTCCGGCGAAATTGAAATTATTAGTACCGACTATGAAACTTTATTAGCCGATGATCAGATTACAGCAGACACTGTATTTGTTACTCCTGATGGCAACGGATATCAAGGATACTTAGTAGGCGATGGTATTCCTCCAAACGGAGCACCATACGGACAAGGTGTTGGATTTCCTAGCGAAGCAGAAACTGGAGATTATTTTTTAAGAATTGACTTATCTCCTAATAGATTATTTAGATATGATGGCAACAGCTGGCGTAAAATTGAAGATGCTGTTAGAACTACTCTTACACAGACTAGCGGACGTGATACTCTAAAAGGAACGTTTATAAACAATCTAACTGTAAATACTATTAGCGGAGAAGATGTAGTCGAAAGACAAGCTCTTAGTAAAGCTCTTAGAGCAAAGGCAGGTGACTAATGCAATACTTTTATGACGGACAAATAAGACGATACATAACACAAATAGTAAGAGCATTTAGTAACTTTAGTTATCGTGACGGCGAAGGTGATATCAAAGTAGTTCCAGTATTGTATGGAGACATTACACGACAAGTAGGTAGTATCATTAGAGAAAACAGTGACAACAAACTACCAAGTGCTCCTAGAATGGGTGTATATGTTACTAGTTTACAAATGGATAGATCGCGTTTAAGTGATAGTAGTTATGTTAGTAAAATTAATCTAAGAGAAAAAGCATTTGACGAAAACACTAGTAGTTACGTAGCACAACAAGCTAAAGGATATACAGTTGAAAGATTGCATCCAACTCCGTATACATTAAGTGTTAATGTTGATGTATGGTCAACAAGTACTGATCAAAAACTACAAATACTTGAACAAATTTTTATGTTGTTTAATCCTGACTTGGAGTTTCAAACATCTGACAACTATGTAGACTGGACTAGTTTGAGTGCATTGTATTTAGAAGATATTAACTTTAGCAGTAGAACTATTCCTGTAGGAACACAAGATGATATTGATGTTGCTACATTAGGATTTACAGCACCAATATATATTTCACCTCCCAGTAAAGTTAAGAAACTAGGTATCATAACAGATATTATTACTGGTGTTTACAGTCAAGATACAGGAACGCTAAGTCTTGATGGATTTAATCCTCCAACATCAGGCGATCAAGCTGTATCAAGTGGAGTTACAGTATTACCAGATGGCACTGTTGTTAATGCAGGAAATGTTGGTATTACTAGTACCTCAAGTGTAAGCGGTACAGGTTTAGATTTAAACAATCCTCTAGTAACAAGTTATAGAGATTTTGATCTTATAGTTGAGGATGACGAGGCTAAACTAGCTAAAAACAAAGCACTACGAGTAGGAGATATTAGTTGGCTGAATGTTATAGAAGCAGAACTACCAGCAAAATATCAACCTAATATAAGTCAAATAAGATTGCGTAGAGCAGAACTTAGCGGCGAAATTGT